TGTCAGGTATAAGAACTGCACAAACAAGACAACAGTCTGGCATTGCAATGATGACAGAATACTCAATGTTGGATTCGAAACTTACTGAAAAAGCCAAACAAATGGAATTAGCCGAAGAGAAACTGTTTAGATTATTTGCCAAATACATGGGCACTGAATGGACAGGTGAAGTTGAATACCCAATGGCTTTCCACATCAGAGACAGGAATCTGGACATGGATGTTTTAGAGAAAGCCGCAAGGACAACAAGAGACATTGTCAATGCCGCACCTGATGTCAAACAGGTCATTGACAGCAAGATAAAAGAAATACTAGCCAAGGATCCACAAGAACTTGAGCAGATGAATCAAAACATGGTCAAACCAGCGATGGCTGACCTGCAACATCCACCGGTTTCAAACAAAGAACAACTAGTAGCACACATGAGGGAAATGATACAACAGGGTTACACCAACCAACAGATATTAGACCTACATCCAGAACTAGCAGGTTTATTTGGAGAGACTGATGGCGGCGAAGCGTAGAGTACCAAAAGACAAATCAACAGGGATACCAAAGAAATACCTTTCGGGTGTGACTGGTAGCAAGAGGTCACAACTGGCAAGTCTAACTAAACGTATCAGCAAGTTGGCCCGTGAAGGCAAACGAATCCCACAATCATTGATAGACAGGAGGGTTAGACTTGGCAAAAAGTAGAGCGAAACCAATCAGTGCAACCACAAGAAAAGCGTTGATGACCAAAGCAAAGAACAGCAGATTCACTTTCACAACACTAAGGAAAGTTTACAGGCGGGGACAAGGTGCGTTCCTCACAGCAGGATCGAGACCGGGCATTGGCATGAACCAATGGGCAATGGGCAGGGTCAATAGTTTCATTAGGGGATCTCGTAAGCACGACCTTGACTTGAGGAGGAAGAGATAATGGCCAAGTACAAGGGTAGGACGGTAACACTCAACCGACCATTCAGGACACCCAGTGGTCCCAAGAAGAGTGCGGTGTATGTGCGTAATCAGAAGACCGGCAACGTCAATCTAGTGAGATTTGGACAGCGTGGCATGAGCATAAAGAAGAACAATCCTGCCAGACAGAAAAGTTTCATAGCAAGATTCACACCAATTTTGAAAGCGGTAAAAGGACAGAAATCATTGAGTCCTGCGTTTTGGAGCCTACGTGCATGGAGGTAGATCAGAATGGCAGGTATAAAGACAAGGAAAGGTTCCCAGACCTACCACGCGAAATACTACCTCAATGGTCAGGAATGGAAACCAGCGATGGTGATCGCACGCAAAATGTTTGGCAATGGCTACAAAGAATATATGGCCGCACAAAGCGTCCAGACCGGAGAACTGTTCAGGAACCACCACGGTAGGATAGCACCCTGGCACTCGATACAGTTCACCCCAATAAAACCTGAAGGACTTGAATGATACAAGTGAATTGGGGTTGGCAGAAAAGATTTGACCTGATACAGAAATTGATTGATGTCAATCATTATCAATCATATCTCGAAGTGGGTGTTAGCAGTGGACTGTGTTGGAAGGAGATAATGGCATCACAGAAGACAGGTGTCGATCCATTCTCACCTATACCTGAAGTGATAAAACAGCACAGTGATGAATTCTTTGAGCACAACACTGACAAATATGATATCATATTCATAGATGGTGATCACCAATATGAACAAGTGATTAGAGATATAAACAATGCTTGGCACTGCCTAAATGAAAATGGTGTTATCGTGCTACACGACATGATGCCAGTCAATCACATACAGGCCAGTAATCCCAGGATAAGAGGTGACGCTAGTTGGTGTGGAGATGTCTACAAGGCTAATTTTGATCTACTGGGCAATTCTTATGCGATCTGTGAGATAGATCACGGATGCGGAATCATTACTAATTTGAAACAGGATATTAAGGCAAAACATCATCATATCGATTTTAGGTACTTTGAACAACACATATCACAGATACCCAAGTTCAGGTTTGAAAACTCAACCTTCACAGCAAAGGATCTATTTCATGCCATATAAAGGAAAACTGGATGGCCGTGCCATAGAGACAGCCACATCACGTGCCCTGGAGGCCGTGTTCGATGAATACAGATTACACAACAAGAACTGCATAGAGCGACAGAGCCAACAGGGTGCTTTCCACGCCAGGAAGGCCTTACAACGACTTAAATATTTGGTACACCGCAGGAAGATAGAACTGCTGGAACTGTACACACAGGATGAGAGGAGACTGAATGCCTATCATAACAACATCGACGGCGTCAGCACTGCTGACCAATCGGATACCAACCAAGAGGAGAAAACCAATGGCTAGATCGAGCGGAAGAAGAAAACCAATGTCATCAAAAAAGAAGAACAAAAAAGGTGGCAGAAGAAAGTAAACTAATTGAGAACTGGATTAGAGGACAGGTTGCTAAAGTCCATAAGAAGACTGGAAAAGCAATCTGTCCGTTTGCAAAAAAGACTCTTGAAGATAAAACGATCCAGATCACGAAAGCAAAAGTTAATCTACTGGAGCACATTATCCATTGTTGCCATATGGTTCCTATTTTTAGGCTTGATATCGTGGTGCTATACATTGATTACAAGATAAGCGAACAGAGATTGGCCACTATCTGCAAACAGGCACACGACAACAAACTACACATGGCCGTGATGTACGATCACCCAGACAACAAGGGACTGCATAGGGGTGTCAGTTTCAGTTACAAGAGACGACCGCTAGTAATGATACAACCAATAGACAAACTCAAAGACGCACAGGCCAGACTGCGTAGGTCAGGATGGTACGAGGCCTGGGGCGTTGAAGATTTCGAGCAGTTCTACTAGAAATATAATCATACGACTTTATTACTGTAAATAATCGTGTAAATAACAACACACTCAATAGGAGGAAATCTAATGTCGGATTCAAAAGAGACAGAAGTCAAAGTTGCGGAGGCCACGGAGGCCACAGCAAACGACTCTAAACAACAAACTCCGGAGACAGAGGTGTCAAAAACCTACACTGCTGACGAATTCAACAATGCGATGGCATCAGTCCGTAAAAAGACAGAAGCGAACGTGTTGAGAAAATTCGAAGATGTTGATGTTGAACGTTATCGTGAACTTGTTCAGAAAGAAGAAGCGATGAAACTGGAAGAACAAAAGAAGCGAGGCGAATTTGAAAAGATTCTTAAGGAGACCGCTGAAAAGAAGGACCAAGATATCGCTCAACTTCGTTCACAGTTGAACTCAGTCAAAGTGGATGGTGCATTGTTGAACAGTGCTTCCAAACACAAGGCGATAAATCCTGATCAGGTAGTTAGATTGGTCAAGGACAAGGTAAGATTGAATGATGCTGGTGACGTTGAGGTCATTGGAGACAATGGCACACCTAGATACACTGATTCTGGAGAATTAATGGGCGTGGATCAATACGTGAGTGAATTCCTTTCACAGAACACACACTTCGTCCAAGCAGGTCCAAGTGGATCAGGAGCAACATCAAACACCAACGCGAAGTCAGTGCAGGAAGTGGACCCCTCGAAACTGGATCTAAATGATCCACAACAGAGAAGGATCTACAAGGAGATGAAACAGAAAGGTGTTTCAAATCCCAAGTTCTTCTAAACAATAACAAAGGAGAATAGCAATGGCTATTAATACTACTAGTACACATGGTGCTCTTTTAACAAACATCTTACAAGAAGCAGTATTCACTGCATCAGAGAGATCTATCGCTGGTAATCTTGTAAAAGTGTTTGACATGACAGGAACACCAGGTTTAACAAGTCAGGTTCCAGTATACCCAGAAGTTTCTGCTTCAGGTTTAACTGAAGGAACTGACATCACAGCACAAACAAGTGTTAACCCAACTTCAGTAACAATCACTGCATCAGAAATTGGTGTTAGAGCTGACTTAACTGACTTATTAAGAGAAAGTTCAGGCAGAGATGTTGCGGCTGACGTAGGTAGAATACTTGGTAACGCAATTGGTGAAAAAGTTGACGCTGACGTTTTCGATCAGTTCGATTCATTCACTACAAACAGATTAGGAACAGGTGGAACAGACCTTACTCCAGATTTAATCTTACAAGCAGTATACAAGTTAAGAGCTCAAAACGCTCCAACTGATGCTGACGGTGATTACTTTGGTGTGTTTGCTCCAGCGGCGATCCACAATGTTGCTAAAACATTAACGAACGCAGGTTTCTCAACTTCAAGCAACGCAATGAGTGACTTAGGTAACAACATCTTAAGTTCTTCTGCTTACTTGGGTAGAATCTACAATGTTAAATTGTTCATGACAACTGCGGTTGACGTTGACAGTGCTAGTGATTCAATTGGTGGTGTATTCTCACCAGAAGCATTAGGTCATGTGATCAAGAGACCAATCGTTGTTAAAGAGCAATACGATGCATCATTAAGATCTACAGAATATGTTGCCACTACTGCTAGAGGTAACGCTGTTCTTAAAGAGCAATATGGTTGCAGAATCAAATCTGAAAGTTTAGTAGACTAATTTTAGGAGACTAGACCTCGGTTTATAGGAAAGGGCCTCCGGGCCCTTTTCTTTTATGTGTTAGTAATATCAAGATTACAACGCAATAAATAACTGCGTCCAGAAGGACTGGACACAAACATTTAGGAGGGACCTACAATGGCCAACATGAGTCAAGACAGTGACTTACTTGAATACGAACCGGACATACAAAACTTCGGCATACAATCATTCGCAGACCTACACGTTAAATCAACAAACGACATACTTCGTAAGTTGCGAATAGAGTGGTGGCCTCGTGCTACATACGGAAGATACGACATCACCACAGGCACTTACACAGAGATGGACAACAACCTGTTGACATACAGCCAATTCACCAAAGCGGCAGTATACCACGTGTTAAGTGAATATATTTTTCCGCGTCTTTCAACATTCTCTCCAGATGGAGATGTGTTCAGGGAGAAGATGGTGCATTACAAAGAAAAGTTTGCACTGGAATTTGCAGAAATATTAAAAGACGGAGTGGAATACGATTACGATTCAAGTGGTACAATAGAAAATTCAGAGAAACAGGCTACACACTTCAATCGTCTCGTTAGATAGAGATGAGCGCCAGAGAATTAATAGCAGAAGACATCAAGGAACAACTGATTAACATGTCAGACCCAGCGCCTGGCAATGTGACACGTGAGTTCTTTGATTTCGAGAAACTGGCCATAACACAGTATCCGGCCATACTCATAGTTACTGGCAACGAGGAGAGGACCACCGTGTCGATGTCCGAGCGACAGGGCATACTACAGATAGAATTGAGATGTTTCGTGCGTGGCAATGAACTTGACACCAAGCGGAACGAATTGATAGAACGGGTGGAGCAGACACTGGAGGGATCCAAGGGTCGTAATCTAACCGTTGACAAGGACGCCACACACTACGTGGAGACACGTGTGACCAACGTGGAAGTGATAGAACGAAATCCACCGATCGGACAGGTGATCATAACCGTCGAGGTGGAATACATGTACAAGAGAGGTAATCCATAATGTTAAGACAGATGTACGACCAAAATGGGAATTCTCATCTTGTCCCAAACACACAAGTTCAGGACAAGTTGAAATCAGGTTGGATGTTTTTTCAAAAACCTGTCTCTTCACCTAAAAAAGAAGAGAGTAAAAACATCATCAAAACAAAAACTAAACGACCGAAAGCGACAATGCGTATAACCAAGGCAGAAGCGGAGGTCATAAAACCAAATGAGGAGAACAACTAATGGCAAACAATAACACTGCATACGCAGGTACTTCAGGTGTGGCCAAGTTCGATGTTGGTGGCTCCGCTACTACAATCGCATCGGTTATATCATTCACATTGACAAACACAGGTGACGTAATTGAAACTTCAGCAATGGGTTCGACTGCTAGGACATATGTTCCAGGTCTTACGAATGCTACCGCTTCAATGAGTCTGTACTTTGTTGATGGTGATTCAGCACAAGCGGCTTTACAGTCGGCACCAGGCGCGGCGGCGGCGACAGTAGAACTTTACCCATCAGGTGAGACTACAGGTCAAAAATTAAGTGGCGAAATGATCGTTACTTCATTCGAGATCGCGGCGGCTAACGATGGTGCTGTGACGGCAGAAGTTGCTGGACAGATTACAGGAGCGTTGACAGTAACGAACCTATAATGAAAGTATTCTTCAACGCGACATCCTTCAAAAAAATGATCAACGAAGTCACTGAAACAGCGGCCGAGGCGGTCACGGATGTCGTGTTTGAAGATGTAAAACGTAGGTCTCCTGTTCGTTCAGGACTTTTCAAG